AACCATTGCCAACACTTCAGAAGCACAATTCAAAGTTGAGTTTGAGTGTGAGTTTTTAGGATCCGTCAATACACTCATCAACCCATCAAAACTTAGAAATCTTGTATATGAAAATCCATTGCAAAGAAATGCTGGATTGGATGTATATGAAAAACCAAGAGAAGAAAGTAATTATCTAATAACGGTCGATGTTGCTCGGGGTCTTGGAAATGACTACTCAGCATTTGTTGTTTTTGATATTACACAGTTTCCATATAAGATAGTTGCAAAGTATAGAAACAATGAAATAAAACCAATGCTATTTCCAAGTGTTATACTTGAAACTGCTAAAGGATATAATAACGCTTGGTTGTTGATTGAAGTTAATGATATTGGTGAGCAAGTTGCAAATATTTTACATTACGACTTGGAATATGAAAATATGCTGATGGCAGCTATGAGAGGTCGTGCCGGTCAGGTTGTTGGTCACGGTTTCTCTGGAAAGAAATCTCAGATGGGTGTCCGAATGACACAAGCAGTGAAGAAGTTGGGATGCTCTAACTTAAAGACACTGTTAGAAGATGATAAGTTATTAACTATTGATTATGATATTATATCAGAACTAACAACATTTGCTCAGAAACATAATTCCTTTGAAGCAGAAGAAGGATGTAATGATGACTTAGCAATGTGTCTTGTTATATTCTCTTGGTTGGTTGCACAAGAATACTTCAAAGAGATGACGGACAATGATGTTCGTAAAAGAATTTATGAGGAGCAAAAGAATCAAATTGAGCAGGATATGGCACCATTTGGATTTATTCTTGATGGATTAGATGAGAATACATTTATTGATGATTCTGGAGATAGATGGCACACTGACGAATATGGTGATAGGTCATTTATGTGGGAATATTATTAATGGACCTGGATAAACAAATAAACTTAGAACACATTCTATTTTTTGAAAGAGAATGTAGAGTTTGTGGTCAAACAAAAAATCTCATAGAAGACTTTTATCTAACACGAAAAGGCAGGGGTGCATTACCTTCTGCCTATTCTTATGAGTGCAAAGATTGCACAAAGAAAAGAGTTTTGTCTCATAAAAAACACAATAGACCAATTATCAAGTGGGAATATCCAGATTGGTAGATCTCACGCACAGTTTCCCCAATCAAAGTAGTATTTTTAATAAATAATTTTAGAATAATTCTGGACTAAGGAGAATAGAAGATGCCGCTAAATTTAGCATCTCCTGGAATTGTAGTAAGAGAGGTTGACCTGACCGTAGGTAGAGTAGATGCTACCAGCGGTGGTGTTGGTGCTATTGTAGCGCCATTTTCACAAGGTCCTGTAGAAGTTCCAACTCTGGTTGGTAATGAGTCAGACCTTCTTAAGACTTTCGGTGAGCCAAGTAATACAGATAAACATTACGAGCATTGGATGGTTGCTTCATCCTACCTCGCATATGGTGGAAATCTGAGAGTCGTCAGAGCAGATGACAGTGACCTCAAGAATGCCGTTAGCTCTGGCACTACAGATATTAAGATTAAGAGCTTAACTCACTATAACCAACTGGGTTATGATGAGAATACAATTGCAAACGCAGTATTTGTTGCAAGAAACCCTGGTTCTTGGGCAAATGGTATCAAGGTTGGTATCATCGATGCTAAGGCAGACCAGATTCTTGTAGGAGTTAGCACCAATGCTAGCTTGCCTGTGATTCAAGTTGGATACGGCGTAACGCAAGCAATCTCAGCAACTCTTCCTGGTGCTGGTACAACAAGCACCCTTGATGGTCACCTCAAGGGCGTCATTACTGCTATCAGTGGCACCAATATTTCAGTTAAAGTGCTTGCTCATGTTTCTGCTGCTGGCACAGTAACAGAAGTTGACTATCAACCATCTGGTGTTTATGCATTCTCCTCGACAGGAAGCGTTGCTATTCACACCACTGGACAAACGACTGCTGTAGGAAGCACTTCATACACTTCACAACAAGATTGGTTTGACCAACAAACCATTTCTCTCTCAAACTCAACTGTTTACTGGAATACCCTCGCAGACAGACCTGGAACTTCACAGTTTGCTGCTGGAAGAGATTCAAGATTTGATGAAGTTCATGTCGTCGTTATCGATGATGCTGGTAAAGTCAGTGGAAATGCTGGCACAATTCTTGAGAAGCATCTTGGTCTTTCAAAAGCAAAAGATGCTGAGTATTCCGTAGGAAGCACTGCCTACTGGAGAAAGTATCTTGCCAACAATTCAGCATATGTCTTTGGTGGTTCTGCTCCAACAGGAATTACAACCACTGGATTCAGTGCCGACTTCACTCTTGAGTCTGATGTAGGTTGGGACCAAGATGCACAGGGCATTACCTTTGCTGCTAACGGAGCTAGCACCCTGAGCATGAGCGGTGGTAAAAACTATGATGCTGGCACAGACATTACTGCCTCTGGTGCTCTTACAGCAAGTTTAGGAAACCTGACCGCAGGTTATGACCTCTTTGAAAATACTGATAATTACGATATTGACTTCCTGCTGATGGGTTCAGCAAACTATGGTAAAGAGACTGCTCAGGCACTGGCAAACAAACTGATTGCCGTTGCTGAAGAGAGACAAGATGCTCTGGCATTCATCTCACCATACAGACTGGCATTCCTGAGTGATGGCACAGTTGGCACCGTAACGGTTAACTCTGATGCAACAATCACTGATAATGTCCTCAGTTTCTATGCACCTGTAACATCTTCAACATACGCTGTATTTGACAGTGGTTACAAGTACATGTATGACAGATTTAATGATACCTTCCGCTATGTCCCTCTGAATGGTGACATTGCTGGTATTTGTGCAAGAAATGACCTCAATAACTTCCCATGGTTCTCACCTGCTGGAACATCAAGAGGTGCAATTCTGAATGCTGTCAAACTGGCATACAATCCAAGCAAGACACAAAGAGACAAACTCTATTCCAATAGAGTCAACCCTGTTATCTTCTCACCTGGAGATGGAATTGTCCTCTTCGGGGATAAGACTGGATTCGGCAAGTCTTCTGCATTCGACAGAATCAATGTCCGCCGTCTCTTCATCTACCTTGAGAAAGCAGTTTCCGCTGCTGCTAAGGACCAACTCTTCGAATTCAATGATGAGATTACAAGAACTAACTTTGTAAACATCATTGAGCCATTCCTCCGCGATGTCCAATCTAAGAGAGGAATCTTTGATTATGTTGTTGTTTGCGACGAAACAAACAACACTGCTGCAGTTATCGACAACAATGAGTTTGTCGCTGACATCTTCATCAAGCCAAACAGATCGATTAACTTCATCGGTCTGACCTTCGTTGCTACCAGAACTGGTGTTTCTTTTGAAGAAGTAATCGGTAACGTTTAATTATTAATCAAACTTAGAGGTAAAAACCAATGGCAACTAGAAACCAACTTAATCCACCCCCACTAAGAAAGATTACTGACTTCAAGAGTAAGCTGACTGGTGGCGGTGCTCGCTCAAACCTCTTTGAGGTTGAGCTTTCATTCCCATCTGCAGTTTCTGTTGATGGTTTGAATGATATTCTTAACAAGGCAAGATTCCTTGTCAAGGCAGCAAACCTTCCTGCTTCGAACGTAGCACCTATCGAAGTTCCTTTTAGAGGAAGAGTTCTTAAGGTCGCTGGAGACAGAACCTTTGATACCTGGACAATCACAGTTATCAACGATACTGACTTTGCTATTCGCTCTGCTTTCGAAAAGTGGATGAATACGATGAATAGAGTATCTGATAACACTGGTCTTACCAACCCAGCAGATTATCAGGCAGATGCTTACATCTACCAACTTGACCGTAATGGCGACACCCTGAGAAAGTATCACTTCTATGATATTTTCCCAACTGCCGTTGCTCCTATTGAGCTTTCATATGATGCTCAAGGAATTCAAGAATTCACCGTTGAGCTTCAAGTTCTCTGGTGGGAAGCAGTCAAAGGTAATGGTCCTAATTCTGGCGGCGAAGACATTAACTAAATAGTCCATAATAAGTAGATAGTTTATACGATGGCAAAACTTTTTGGTTTTTCTATTGATGATGGTCAGAATAAATCACCTTCGGTAATATCCCCCGTCCCTCAAACCAATGAGGACGGGGTTGATAATTATATTGCTAGTGGTTTTTATGGTCACTATGTTGATATTGAAGGTGTTTATCGTACAGAGCACGATCTCATTAAAAGATATCGTGAAATGGCACTTCACCCCGAATGTGATGGTGCCATTGAAGATGTTGTAAACGAAGCCATCGTTAGTGATCTTTATGATTCTCCTGTTGAGATTGAATTATCAAACTTAAATGCTAGTGATAAACTTAAGAAAATAATCAGACAAGAATTTAAATATATCAAAGAAATTTTAGATTTCGATAGAAAGGCACACGAAATCTTTAGAAATTGGTATGTTGATGGAAGAGTATATTACTTAAAAGTCATCGATCTTAAAAATCCTCAGGCTGGTATTCAAGAACTGAGATATATCGATCCGATGAAGATGAAGTATATTCGTAAGGAATCTAAGCAAGAAAGAGGATTGACCCGCCTTTCAAATGGAAGGTATCAAGAGAATAATGCTACTATAACAGAGCAAAAAATAGAAGAGTATTTTGAATATACACCAACACCAAACTATCCATCTGGTATCGTATCTGGTGCTGCAGTTAAAAAGGGATCTGTAAAAATTGCAAAAGATTCTGTAACATATTGCAGCTCTGGACTGGTAGATAGAAACAAGGGCACAGTATTGTCCTACATGCATAAGGCAATCAAGGCACTCAATCAACTGAGAATGATTGAGGATTCTTTGGTTATCTATCGTCTGTCAAGAGCACCAGAAAGAAGAATTTTCTATATCGATGTTGGTAATCTTCCAAAAGTAAAAGCAGAGCAATACCTCAAAGAGGTTATGTCTCGCTACAGAAATAAACTTGCCTATGATGCAAACACTGG